CAGTATTTCACTAGGTGTATATAAACCTGTATTCTTTTTTACATCATTTGGTTGTGTACCTAAGTAGGACATATTAATCCTTTAGGTTTGTCTTAGAAATGAAACTGTATAATCTGCACTTGACGCAGTTGAACATAATCCCTGTAAGATGTCGCCTGTTTCGAGTACTATCTTGCTATCTATTTGTATAGTTGTCCCGAATGGTAATGAAACGTCGTTTAAAATGTTTCTTAATGTTCCACCCGATTTTGTAATACTTAAATCGACAGTAACATCAGAACTACTTGAATTAACATTAGAAATTAAAATTCCTATTGCTGTTTCAGTTGTCGAACTAGGTACAGCGTCAATAATATCTGCTGTGCTTGTTCCGAGTTGTCCTGCGACTGAATGTAAGGTATCTGCCATTTTTTATCCTCTCTTAACTTAAAGCCAATACTAAACCCAATGATACACCACTAGGTGCTAAGGCAACAATATCGGCTACTGTTGTTTTCTTTACGGCGTTACTGTCATCAGCGTCGCCAATTAAAACTATATCTGCTGAAGCTACTGTTGCTGATGTAGCGCTATTAGGTGCAATAGTTATATCAGCTGCACCAGAAGTAGCACCACCTGATAAACCTGAAGTTGCAGAAGTATTTACTGCTGTAATATCGCCGTCGCCTATAAAACTTGTCCATGCTGATCCGTTATAAAACTGTAAAACATTAGTGTCTTTTAAGAAACAAAATTGTCCCTCTATTGGACTTGTTATTTGTGCGTCCCTTGCTGTACTATCTGCAAAGATACCAACAATTTGTTCCATTAAGTAATCGTTTACATCTGCTGCAGTTAATACTTCACCTACACCAAATACTTTAAATCCGTTTGCCATGTTTTTATTTTATCCTTTCACTTTTATGAACTTCATTATAAGTTATTAATAGCCTAGCTTATCAGTATCTAAAATACCAAATAAAGTATTATCTAACCTCATAAAGGCCTGCGTATCTGCATTTGATAACTTATAAGAGCAACTAAACAAATCGGGAGTAATGTTATAGTTTATACTGTCAATTATTTCATTTGCTGTTATTTGGCTAGGCGATCCGCCCCCAGGAGGTGTTAATTCAACTTTAACAATGTCTCCTACTTCACGATCAAGTATTGTATTTTGATTGCCTGTAGTTGCTTCAGTTAAATCTACTATTAAGTTGTCAAATCTTATTAAGGCATCTTTAAACTTACCTAACAAAAATTCGGCAGCATCTTTAACTTCTGGATCATTATCGTTATAAAGATTATCTCTACTTAAAGTTCGAATTAAATATTTACCTTGCGATCCAACACTTTCAACTGTTTGTGTAGATCCACTAATTCTTTTTAAAGAAACAATATTAAAAATTTCGTTGTCATCATTAATATAATCAACTCTAATATATGGAACATCTGACCCATCATCTGAAAATGTTGCATCTGGAGTACTAGGAAAAGTAGCATGCCTAGATTTAAAAGTTAATTTACCATCTTTAGAGATAAATAATAAACCATTCTCTGATCGTTCAATATTTTGTAAAACACTTAACGTATTTTCCGAAATGCCGCTTAATGCTTGCATTGTTGAAATACCTGTGTCAATATTTCTATTAGTACCAAACTTAACATTTGTATTATCTAAAACAGCATCAATTAAATTACCACTTGTTGCACTAGAAAACGAAGCATTAATTAAAGCTGTATTAGCTATTTTCATAAAAGCATCTGACGCTTGAAAATTAGCAAAAGAGTTGCCTTGATCAGGATAGGTTAAATTAATATCCGTAACAAAACCTACAAATAAATCTTTATAATTACTTCCACCATCTGTAGTTGCGTCAACATGTATAGCGATCATAGGCTCAATACCTGGACTATAAGGGCTTGAAGTATTTGTATTTTCATACTTTCTAGAATTATTTAATAATTGTACGTTGCAGCTTCCTGTACTAAATGTAGCTAACTCTCTTGATCTACCTCTTGAAATAGTTACGCTTTGTACGTCTGCTGTAACATCTGTTAAACTAACGGCACCTCCTAATTCTCCTGAGTCTAATACACCTCTTACTAAATCATCTAAAGTAAATTCATTTGGCGTAAAGCCTACTCTAACTCTTACTGTTGGTTGTGCCATTAGATTATTGTTAGTACTCTATTTAAAGGCCCATTCTTATTTGTATAATCATTAAGCGCATTAATAACTTGATCAGGGTTGTTTACTTGATTATTAAAGTTTACTGTTAAACCGGCTTTTGGATCTAATAAAGCAGCCGAAGTGCTAGCAGCATTAGATGTTAATTGACCTATAGTTTTAGCTGGATCAATAGTTTCTTCTGGCGTTAATTTTTTAACTTCTTTTTCTGCAAAACCAAAGGAAACATTTCCAATTTCAGAAAGTTTAGGCAAATTGATATTTACACCTATTTTTCCTAATACACCAGCTACTCTGTCAACAAAACCATTAATAGTTCTAATAAAATTATTTAAACTATTAATTATTCTATTAATCATATTTTCAAAGTTTTTAGGCAAATTTGTAAAAAATGGTTTTAAAAACTTATCAACCATTTCAGTTAGCTTTTTAAACGCCGGCGCTAATAAAGTTAACAGTAAAGTTACAACAGCTATTATAGGCGGAGCTAAAGCCGAAAGTAATTCACCAACAACTTGAATAAACGGGGCTACTGCTTTAATAGCTTCTACTAAGTGAGGCCCTACTTCAGTTACTAAATCAACAATAACCGGAAGTAACTCTTCAACTACTGGAAGCAATTCTGCGCCCATTGTAACCTTTAAATCTTTTAATTTAGCTTGTGCAGCTCTTGATTTGTTAGCAAAACTTTCTTGCGTTCTGTTGAGATCGCCCTGTTGTACAGTTGTTTTTTCTAATAACAATTCGTAGGTTGCTAAAGCTTTTTCTTGCTTAGTAAGTTCTTTTGCTGAACTTTTGCCAGTCATTTCAAATGCTTTTGTTTGTACATCTGCTTCCATAATTGCGATACCATACGTTTTAAGCGATTCTCTTTCACCGAGCAAAGCTTTAGTGAAAGCTTGCATAACTGGCTCTGCACCTCCCTGAACGTTTGAAAAGCTGGCTACGTCTCCGGCAAGTGTTGCTAGCTTAACTGATAAATCTGCAGAAGCTTCGCCTGTAAATTCAATACCTTGCATGATCGCACCTGATTGAGTTAATAACCCTTCTAACTCATGCGCAGCTAAACCGGCTTTATTTGCAAATTCATCAACGAAACCTGAGAGCTTTGGTACACTTTCTCCAAATGTAGTTTCAAAAGCGGATCGTGCTTCATTAGCATCTGATCCTAAGTTAACTAAATCTTTACCTAGAGTAACTGCAGCAACTGAAGCAACACCTAAACCTGCAACTGTAGCTTTACCTAAAGTACCAGCTACAGAACTAAATTTACTCATAGCTTTTTGCGATCTTGTTAAGCTATCAGTAAATTGTTTAGTTTTACCTATAATTGCTATTGAAACTTTTTTTTCTTTTGCCATTATTTAATTGCCTTTATTAATGCGTCATACATACGATCAGAATATGATTCAGCTATTTTGTTTTGATTTTTATCTAAAGTTTTACCTGCAACATAACCTTTTTTACCAAATTGTGAAAATGTACTGTCACCCGCTGTAAATCTGTGACCGATCCATTTTTTATAAGGAAAGTCTGCCCCAGGTCGTGAATATCTTAAGTTGCCAACTTCGCCTCTAGTCACAGCTCTTGTTTTACCATTTTTAGTAGGTACATACATATACCGGCGACCAAACTCCATAGAAAATGTAGCTGGCTTTCTATCATTACTTTTAATATTAATTTTTGCTTCTGTACGTGTACCTGAAGCAGTATAGCCAGTAGCCGAAGCTCTAGCTTTAGGAATTCTTTGTTTTTTAGCTAACGCTCTTATTTCTGATAATTGTTCTTTAGCAAGCTCTCTATGAAACTTAGACAACACTTTCAAAACTTCTGTATCACCATATTTTTTAATGTCTTTTCTTAACTCTATTAACTCAGAGTTATCAATTGTAAATTCACCAGTTATTTTTGCCATATCAACTTTCGTATTTTTTATTTATAACTTTAACAATTGCATCAAACATTTCCATTTCGATATTCAATAAAGCATTTGGATCTATTCCTGTTTCAACTGCTATAGCAGCTATTAGATCAATAAATCCGTTTATGCTTTTAAATTATCACTTGATCCAGTAATGTCTAGGTCTTCAACTTTATCAACCCAGGCATCATAATCTTCAGTAACACCATTTCTTTTAGAAGCAAGCCACGCCAAATATAAAAGCCATTCGTATCGCTGTTCATCATTTAATCTAGAAATCGGTATGTCAAATTTACGCTCAAATTTAACAATATCTCCCGGCTTGATCTTAACTTCAAGTTTAGTGCCGTCGCTCATCACGACGATCATATTACCCATTAAGAAGTAGCGCGGGTTATAGTTCCAGAAGTAGGAAACGAAACTGACATTGTAGCAAGTTCTCCTACTGCATTTGCAACTGGAATGTGTTGATTAACTAAAACTGATCCACTATAAGATGGATTAGTAACACTAACTGAGCCGCTTGTTGGTTTTACTACAAAAGCTGTAGTTGTTCCAAGTAAAGGCCAAAGTGTAGCGTCAACTTCACTAGCTGCAAAATCTTGTTGAAACTCGACGGAAAGAGTACCTGTCTTAAGGCCTCCTGTCCTGGATTGGAACGTTTCTCCCATCGCGGTTGTCATAATTTCATCAGCTGTAATGTCTAAAGTAACTGAAGCAACATGATCACTTAAATCAACGCTGTTCAATGTTACGCTTGCATCTGTCAAAACAAATTTTGCCAAAATAAACTCCTTTCAATATCTTTATTTTAAATATGAATAATGAAATATAAGTTTATACGTTATTAAATGGAAAACCCCTCTTGCTGCTAGAGGGGCTTTCCGGTACGTAAACGGGGGTTGTACCTTTTATTCTTTTCTTAATACAAATTCTAAATCAAGATAATCATGAAAATCAGGATTAACTTTTGGTTTAGGCTCGCGTTTTTGACTTACTGTAAAACTACTCCAACATAATTTTAATTTGCTTTCAGTGCCATCTTTATTATATAATCTAAAAGTAACTTCTGTATCTCCTAATAAATTATGTAACTTATCTTGATCTTGCCTAACTTGATCTTTATTTTTCATTTAGTCTTCTTTACAAGCTTTTAAAAATTTGCCTGTATCAAAATTAGGATTATCATCTTCAAATATTGATGCTAGTCCTAAAGTAACTTGTGATTTAGTTTCGTTAAATTTGATTATTTTAGCTATTGCTTCATAATCTTTTCTGGTCATTGCCATTTTTAGTCCTCTCTTTTATTTGAACGCTTTTCAAACTGCGCTTCATAGTTTGGTTGCCATCTAGCATTATGTTTTTTTAGGCAAAATATTAGGTTTTAAAACCAGGGCTCGCACTAGAATCAATGCGACCCTACTTTGCTTTCCAAACATACGCAGTTCGTAAAGCGTTCTATATTTATTATAACAAACTCTTAATGAAGCGCAGTCCGGTTATTTTTTCGTTAGTTAAGTTTTAATATTTTACCACTCTATTTCTTTTCAAAAAATAGTATTAAGATTATGTTTAACGATACCCTAACAGATATTCAACGCAATAAAATATAGACGGATCTTACTTATTCACTCTTTTACTTCTTAACAAGTCCGGTATCAAACCCGGAAGCTATTTTTCAGATCGTAACGTTATGCACTTCATTAAAAGTTTGTTTTACTAAGTTCTTGCGGATATAGGCGTTAATGTTTGCTTACTTACTTTTAGTTTTTAACAAAATAATTCTCACTAATCGTTCTTTTTACAGAAATTAGCCTTTTGTAAGTAGTTCATATTGTTTCGAATCAATATATGCTTTATAGTATTCGCAGTATCAGGTACAACCGATACTTCGCACAAGGCTTCCAACGAACTTGCCAAACAACTACCTATATCAGCAAAAACTTAGTTATTGAATAACTAGATTTTTCTGAAGCCGTGCAACATATCTATTAATATTTATTGTGAGTTTCACACGCTACAGCTTTCGGTCTTGCATAATCAAGCTAGTTATTCAAACTAAGAGAAAGTTAAGTTATTAATAAAGTGGCATACAGCTCCTAGTTTTTATAGTTTTTGCGTTGGATTTTCGCCAAGCATCTAAGAATTAAATAAACTGGCCACGAAATATTATTGGCTTAACTTTCTCAAACTTTTCGGATATTTGCCTCCCGTTATTTTATTGTCGTGGCTCTCGACTTCAGGGCTACTCTTTTAAGTTGTCACCTGATTAACAACGTATATTTATATTATATACGTGTTTTTTTTATTATGTAGTAATTTTAATTATTTTTATTTATTACAGTTATTTACAAATAGTAATATTTATGTTATGTCTATTCAATACCAATTGCAGCATGAATTGAAAAGCTTGGATTAGTTCCAGTTATAGTATAATTCAAACGCCAATAATCATCGGTTACAGCACCAGCAACACTTTGAAAATCTGCTCCTATAGCTGTTATTCCTGTAAAAGTAATTCGATCGGTTGGACTTGTAAAGCTTGAATTATCATCTGATTGTAATTTAAAAGTAATAGTTGGAGTTGATGTTCCTGAAACTGCATAGCAGTGAATTGCTGCATACGCCTTTTCAGTGGCGGCAACAGCTCCAAGCTGGGTGCCTGTTGAATTACCTGAAGCTGTTAATGCGCCATCTAGTTGGATAGTTCCTCTAACAACTTTATCGGATGATTGGTTTTTACTTATGCTAAATGGCGCTAAGCCTCCAACCTCACCTAATATTGAATAATCAAATAATCTTGACTTCATAAAATATGCAATGTTTCCTACTCCAGCATCTGGAACAGTAGTTACAATTAATTCATTTCCAATTGAAGCACCTAATAAAGCGTCCGGTTTATTTGATCCAGCTTCATAAAATCCATCAATTTGAAGTGTACTATCTTTAAGGCCGCCTAATTTTTCTCTAAATCCATTACTGTTAATTGTAGTTGCATCTAGTTCTTCAGCGTTTATTTCTAGGTTAACAGAAGTAGTATGATCGCTTAAATCATAACCACCTGAAAAAACTTTTCCATCATTAAATACAAATTTTGCCATTTATTTCTCCCACGCTTCGTTTACATCAGGAGTGCTCTTATCGTCTTTAATAAAAGTTCCATCTTTTTTTCTTGCACGTTTTCTTTTAATTGTAGTAGGTTTTATATGGCCACCTTTAATTAATGATTTTGCAACATTTTCATCATCAATAGTTACAGTATCGCCTTTAACTTTACCCATAACTTTTTTATTACCAATTATTTTATATTTCATTAATTACCTTGACAACAACCTTCGCCGCAACAACCTGACATTAGCTTGATCCTTTCGTGTAAACTTCTATTTGCAAATTAGCGCCTATTCCATCAATACCATTCAAATTAAAATCAGCGCTGTAATTACTCATATTAACTACTCTAGCATCTGTATTGGCAAGCCCTAAAGTTCTATTATTAAAAATTATTTGTCTAATACTCGAGCTACCACTTCCGGTAACAAACGCGTCTAATTTATCTTGAGCAGTTCTAGCATCTGATCGTTGTACAGCAATTAAAACATCAAATGTATAAAGATCAGTGCCGCGTTGCATTGCTAGATCAAATTCAATACTCGTAGGAATAAACATTGCTACTGGAAAATTAATTGCGTTGTCTGGTATTACATCATAACAACGAAGGCCATTTATGCCACCTATTGTTGTTTTGAGACCATCTCTTATTTCTGACATTGTTGCCATTTAAGCAACTCCTAAAACTGTACCTTTACGAAATGGTGCAATCATTCTAGTAATTTCTCTATTTTGTTGTATATTAACAACGCCAAAATCTCCTACACCTGCAACACCTAAAGGCGCATTTCGCATAGCAAATAGTTCACTTGCTAACATTAACGCAGCTTGTCTAATTTGTTCAGGCACTGCTGCATAACCCCATTTAGCTGTAATTTCAGCTCGCGGTCTATTACTTGAAGTATCTAGGGGCCATTCATTTGATCCATCGCTTATCAATTCAACTATGTAATAAGGATTTCCTGTTATGCCTCCAACAATTCCATTGATAGGCAAAACTTGATATTCACTTGATGAAACAGTTACCTCATACGTTCCATCATCATCATCGTCATATTTAACTACAAGTCCTGTAGTTGTAGAAATGTCATCAACTCTTAATCGATAAACATCTTCTGTAAAAAATTTCCTAGCCGATGCCGATCCGTCTGCGTAAAAATATCGCCCACAAAAAGCGTCTATCTGTCTTGAAGCTGCATTAATAGCATCATCTAAAAGATCA